TCGACGCTGACCTTGACATGGTCGAGCGCCTTGCTCAGGAACGATCTGCACGTCGTGCAGCGGAAGACCGCGCCGCGGAATTTGAGGCACGGCTTGCGGCACCACAATTCAAGGCGAATGTCGCGCGTAACGCAGTTGAAGATCGCAGCAGCGCAGAGTACGCGCAACGTTGGCTTTCTGCTGTTGCGCGTGGTGACGCAGCAGAAATGCGAGTACTCACCCTAGCAAACACCTCAAACGTTGGAGTTCCAACCGACATGGAACGCCGCATCGTTGAGCGCATGTACCAATCATCGGTGCTTCGTCAACTTGGAAAGGTAACCACCATTGATAGTAAACGCACTATCACAATTGAGGGCTCACTTCCAACGTCTGCACTCGTCGCGGAAGAAGGAGCGATTAGCGCAAGCGATTCAGCGTTTGCGTCTGTGTCTGTAGTTCCTTACAAGTTTGTTTGTGCAACGACGATGTCTCAGGAATTTATCGAGGACGCCATCGGCACTGGCGGGATCGGAACTGGTTTACAGTACGTCGCTGATCGCTGCGGTGTCTCGCTCGCCAAGATCATGGATCAGTACTACACCGTCGGTACTGGCAGTTCCCAACCGCAAGGCATCGGAGATACATCCTCGACCGCGTGGGCGTCAACCAACGGTAACCGCATTATCAATCAAGGCGTTGCCCTCGCTGAAGACGCAGGGGCTTCGGATGTCACAGGCGACAACCTTATCGACTGCGTGCACGCTGTTGCACCGCAGTACCGCACGGGTAATTTCCGAATTATTACCTCGGATACGCTCATCAAGAACGTGCGCAAACTGAAGGTAAACACGACCGACTACATTTGGAAGATCAACGAAACCGCAGGAATTAGCGGTGGAAATCCAGGAACCATTCTTGGTATTCCGTACTACATCGGCGAGTACGTGCCAACTACACAGTCCGCGTCAACGAATGCAAACGTACGCGGCAATGCGTTCTTCATCGTTGGCAACTGGGACTATTTCGAGATCTTTGACCGCACTGGAATGACCTCAATGATTGACCCGTACAGCGGTGCAGCGAATCAGCGCACCACGCTGTACATGACTGTGCGCACGGATTCGCGCATCATGCAACCTGAAGCATTCGCCGCAATTTATGGCGTGAACGCAAGCTGATCTTTTCTTACCCTGGCGGCTGCGCGGGAAACTGCGCAGTCGCTTTTATGGCTGCGACACCGATACCGATTGACGTTCTCAAGACACGGTTGCGCATCGACGTCACCGCTGACGATGTCATTCTTACAACGCTTTGCATTGCGGCAGGCGAAATGTTAGAGCGCGAGCTAGGCATCGGGCTTGCAAGCGAAACGCGTACGGCGAAGCTTGACAAGTGGCGGCGCTTCGTGCTGCCGATTCAACCAGCAACGTCTGTTACGTCGGTTACCTACTACAACGGCAACAACGTGCTGACGACGATGCCGACGGCAGATTGGTACGTTGACAACACCGACAGCTTGCTTGTGTTGAACTTCAAAGAGCGCCCGGAAATTTACGAAGGCACCTTTCCAACGGTGACATATAGCGCCGGATACACGCAAGTTCCGCACGCGCTTCAACAAGCGATTGTTGCGCTGGTGGGTGCTTGGTACGCCAATCCTGACGCAACATCGGTAGCTTCGCTTGCAGATGTTCCGTTGTCGTTGAAGTTCATCATGCAGGCGTACAGCGCTCGCGGAGCGCTGCGATGATTGGCAGCGGTCGTCTTCGGTTTCCTGCAACGGTGTTGCAACCAAGCATCAATGAAGATGACTTGGGAATGCGCACCGGCGCATTTACTGACATTAACAAGACGAGAAATGGCAACCCGTCATTGTGGGTTGACTTACGAACCGACAGCGCCAACGAGCAGCAATACGCTGACGGCGTCGCTGTAGTGCGCCGTGCGGAAATCCGATGTCGTTGGAACTCGTTGCAAAATTGGGGAATCAACGAAACGTATCGGCTGACGGTGCGCGGTCGCACGTTTCGCATTCTCGGCATCACCAACCTGGACGAAGCCGACATGGTCGCAGTGCTTGAGTGCGAGGAGGTTCTATGAGCATCGAAGCCGCAACACGCGAAATGCTGAACGCAAGCGCAGCGCTAAACATTTACCCCATCACGCACGGGTACCGATTGCAGAACAGCGGATTGCCAGCAATCACGTTTGAAATCACAAGCAACGAGCGAAGCGCTGTAAGCGGGCACTGGCAAGCGTCAGCGCAAGTAAAAGTTGTTGCAGTCGAAACTGGTACGGCTCTCACGATTGCTGCTGACGTTCCTGCTGCTTGCGTCACTGGTTCCTACCTGTTTGGTTCCTACGTATTCGACGCGGTGATATTCCGTGGTCGAACTGCTGACGCCGCATCCGTCGGCGAGGGCGACGAACAAGAACCAGCGGAAGTAAACTGCGAAATCGAAATCTACTACAGGGAGATTTAAATGGCGGCGAAATCATCAGCACTTGCAGCGCTTACGTTTGCAGGAAGCGCATGCGCAGGGCTCGGAACTGTCACGGTCAATGTCGATCAAACAATGATTGACACCACGGACATTGCGACAGGCGAGCGAACGTACATTGTCGGCAATCGCGGATTCACCGCGACGGTTGACATGTTTTACGATCAAGCCGATGTCGGCATGGCAGCAGTTGAATCTGCTATCGACAACGGCTCAGGTTCTCAGGCCGTTGTTCTAACCTTGTCAACGGGAATGACTTACACAGGCAGCGCGTTTGTGCAATCTTTCAGCGCTACAGCTTCGACGAACGAAGTTATCCGCGCGAATTTCACGCTGCAATTCACTGGATCGGTAACCGTCGCATGAGCATTCGTGACGCACTTACTCTAAAGAACGTGCGCCGCGAGCTCGCCGACGGCACCGCTGTTGAATTGCGCAGGCCGTCTGCGCTCGACCTTATCGAAGCGCTTGAAGTGTCAGCAAATACACCTGAGCGCTTGCAGGCGTGGATGGTCGCGCGGCACGTCGTTGAGAACGGCAAGCCTGCGTTTGAGTCTATAGAAGACGTGCTTGCCTGTGACGCATTCACCGTGCAGCGAATCGCTGCGCTTGTCGAGCCGCTATACGCGGAAGGCCGGGACTAACTGACGCTGCACGTCGGGTGCTACTTGCAGCGGTCAACCTTTCGAGCACCAGTCTTGATGATGTCAGCGTTTGCTTGCTGAACGTAGTCCTGGAAATTCCTGATTGGGAGGGCATTCGCCGTGAGCTCGACAACAGGAAGCGTGCAATGGCGAATCCAGTTCCGACCATCGGAAGCGGATTTGAAGCGCATTACAGCGCTGGCCCAAGAACTACCGAAAGGCGTGCGCCGAAAAATCGTCCGGCAGGGCCTGCGCGATTGGGGCAACGCCGTCAAGCGAACAATAAAGAGTTTGGCGCTTCCGAGAGCCAAGCGCACCAAGCGTGACGTTGCCGTAAAGACAAAGACCTACAAGAAAGGCCGAATTTGGTGCGGTGTCGGCGTGCGCAAAGACGGCAACCGAGTCGGCAGACGCTCGCACTTGTACGACGGCGGTTGGCGACCCGTGCGCAAGGGTTTAGTGGTTACAAACGGAACGCTTGGGCCGAAGCCCGCACCGAAACTGGTGCGAAATTGGAAAGGCAACCGCAGCGCTCGCATTGTGCCGTTCTCGCAAAATCGCGGTTGGCGAAGCGGCATGACGAAACAAAGCGCCACGCTCGGCGCTCGCATCTACCGCAGGCTGTACATCACGCGAGCAGGCCAACGGCATCAAAGCCGAGTTGTTCAATACGTAGAAGACGCAGTACGCACCGCATTCAGCGAGGGGGCCGCACGTGCCTAGTCTGCCGAAAGTCAATGTTCCTGTTGTCGTCACAACCGAAGGCGTTGACAAAGGACTTAAAGACGCCGAGCGCAAGATGCGAGCAAGCGCACAGCGCATGCAGAAACCTGCACCGTCTGCGGCAGCAGGCGTGTTTAAGGCGGCTGGTCAATCAGCGCTTGGTATCGGTGGCTTTGGTGCTATCGGTGGCGCTGTCGGCGCTATGGGTACCGCAGGCGTAGGCATTGCCGGCGCTCTGTCGCCGATCATTGCCGCAGGCGCGATCATGGACGCGCTATCGACCGCAACCAAGGGTGCAGGCGATGCGCTCGCCAAGTTCAAGGAAACTGGCGAGCAGACAATCGCTGCGAATAGCGTGAT